CCTATATTATGAAAACATCAGATAAATTAACTAACTTAACCAAAGCCTTATTTGAATTTCAAGGCAAGGTTACCAGCGTTAAGAAGAACGCTAAGAACGAACATTTTAAGAACAAGTATGCTGACTTAACAAGCATCATTGAAACCATCAACCCTATACTCCAAGAGTGTGGCTTATTGGTTACCCAACATCCTAATGAGGAGGTATTGGTTACCACTGTTTACCACGCTGAAAGTGGCGAATGGATGCAGAGTGAACAAGTGTTAAGGATGAGGGATTTAAACAACCCACAACAACAAGGTTCAGCAATTACCTATGCAAGACGTTATGCCCTTGCAAGTATCTTTAACCTATCTCAAGAGGATGATGATGGCAATAGTGCAGCAGCAGTTAAAGAACCACAGAAGATGGTTAAGGAAGTGTTGAACACAAAGCATCCAATGTGGGATAAGGCACTTGACCATTTACAGAAGGGTAACCCTATTGCTGACATCACAAGGAAGTATACAGTAGGTGCTAAAGAGTTAGAGTTGTTAAAAGCAGTTAAATGATTAATGACAAAAGGATGGAGATTACATTCACACAATCAGAGGACAAGTGGTTAGAGGCGAGAGGCACTCGCTTTACCGCATCAGAGATACACAAGTTAATGGGCAGTTCACGTACTGGTTCTGCCCTATCTAAAACCGCAGAAACTTACATCTATGAGAAGGCAGCTGAGATACTAACTGGTGAAAGAAAAATGGCTTTTGGTGTAGCATTGGATTGGGGTAATGAACAAGAGCCTAACGCCTTTCACACATTCTCTCATTTAGACTTCCAAGAGTGGACATATTATGGGGGTGAGAACTATGTGTTTATACCCTATGGTGACAATTCCGGTTACTCACCTGATGGGTTAAGCGATAATGCTATACTTGAAATCAAATGCCCATTCAATAGTGGCATACACCTTAAGAACTTTAACATCTATGATGCTGATAGTTTAAAGGACATACATCCAGAGTACTATTGGCAGATGCAGATGGGTATGTTAGCCACCAACCTTGATAAGGGTTACTTCGTTTCCTATGATCCACGAATGCCACAAGCAAAGCAAGTTCACATTGCCGAGATTGAAAGGCACGATGTAGAGTTTGATATAAGAGAGAAGTTAGAGGTTGCATCAGAATTATTAAATAATATTTTACAATAAAGAAAAAAGTTTTATATTTGTGCTATGGAAATGAAACATATATCGGACTTTGTACTAAAATTTGGTAAATTTAAAGGACAAAAATTCTCAAGCACACCTTCTTGGTATCAAGAATGGTTGCCTAAACAAGCGTGGTTTAAGATGCCTACTGAAAAATCTTATATTTTACCATTGCATCAACAATTAGCTGGATGGGATGGTTATTCACGAAAAGGTGAGGCTATCTATGATGCTATTTTTGAACAAGAGAAAGCAGAGCAAGATGCTGATATGTGCCGTGAGGGTATTTGCTCTTGTTGTGAGGATTCAATTTATTATGGAATATAGGGGCTTAATCGCCCCTTTTTATATTTGAAGTATGGAAACACCAGTAATTTTTGTACCGATTGGAATTGTACTATACATCATCGGTGCTGCATTGTATCAGATTGGACTATACTATTTTAAAAAGTTGAGCCAATATGTTAAAAATGCTAATTTAAAGTAATACCTTTGTAAGGTAAACAACAACCGAGTGGAAGACGGTTATGTTTAAAGATATTTGCCTGGACGGGTAAGATGGCTTCCACACATCTTACTTGCTCTGGGCTTTTTTTATGGCTAAAGACAAAAAATCATTTATCATGTACGCTGACCAACAAGGCGTATTCAAACAACTACCAGACGATGTTGCTGGTAGGTTGATTAAACACATTTTCTCTTATGTCAACGATGAGAACCCAATGACAGACGAGCTGATTATTAACATTGCTTTTGAACCAATCAAGCAATCTCTAAAGCGTGATTTGAAAAGATGGGAGGATTACATTGAGAAACAATCAATTAATGGCAAAAAAGGAGGTAGACCACCTAAACCCAAAGAAACCCAAAAAACCCAAGCCTTTTTAGAAAAACCCAAAAAAGCTGATAGTGTAAATGTAAGTGTAAGTGATAATGATAATGTAAATATATTATTTGAAGAGGTTTGGTCTGCTTATGGTAGAGTAGGTAACAAGAAGACGAGTAAAGATAAATGGAAGACGTTAAAACCAAAAGAACGTGAGGAGATACAAAAGCATATACCACGTTATATTAACAACCATAAGAGCAACGACAAGTTAAACTTTGTTCCACACTTTACAACCTACCTTAACCAACGAAGATGGGAAGACGAGTTGCCGTACCAAGAAATTAAGAATAAATTTGAAATTAAAAATTTAGCAACATTAGATGATGATTGAACAGAACTTATTATCAGCAATACTATCAAGCGATTATGCCAAGACATTCCTACCTAAACTTGATCCTAATTGGTTTACTGGATGGCATAAAGGACTTGTAAGAACGATGCAAGATATGTATCAACACAACGAACCGATTGCACTACACACCGTTTATACTTACCATAAGGATAGAGCAAAGGACATCGGCTTTTTAATTAATGCATACGTTACCGATAAGACTATCAACAATGACATTTTATCACTTGAAATTAATTACAAGCATAAGCAACTTTTAAATCAGATCGGACAAATTGGCACTGATTGGGAGTTAACCAAAATTCAAAACTTTTTAGAACAGATAAACCACGACTCAAGGATTACACTTTCAAACGAGGTGCAATCAATTAGTCAGGTTATGGGTAAGAAGATTGACGAGATTGAGGAACGCATTAAGTCAGGCAACAAAATGAAGGGCTTACAAACTGGATGGAGAACGCTTGATAAGTATTTAGGTGGATGGAATAAAGGAAACCTTGTGGTAGTAGGTGGTAGACCAGGTATGGGTAAGAGTGCATTAGGGTTAAACATTTGTCGTGATGGTATGCAGTTTAACAAGTACTTATTTGTATCGGTTGAGATGAGTGCTGATGAGTTAGCCGAAAGAATGTTAGCAGATATGACCAACATTGAAAATAGTAAGATAAGAAATGCCAATGTGAATGAGATTGATTTAAGGAGAATGGTTGAGTCTTTAAACGATGCCGACTTCGACATCATTGATACAAAAGATAACAACATCTACAACATTATTTCCTTGATAAAAATACACCGTGCGAAATTTGGTTTGGACGTAGTTGTAATCGACTACCTTCAGAAGTTAAACGCTGGTGGTAAAGATGCAAGGTCAAACGTGAGCAACGCAAGTACTGCTTTAAAAAACCTTGCAAGAGAATTAGGCATCACGGTTATCGCATTAGCACAGTTGAATAGAGATGGCAAGAACGCAAGACCAGAATTGACTGAACTAAAGGAAAGCGGTCAGATAGAACAAGACGCAGACTGTGTATTATTTCCTTTTAGACCAAGTTACTATGAGGATATCAAACCTGAAATTGAAGATGCCGTTGTCATCATTGCAAAGAATAGACACGGTAGGTTATGTGACATCCCTTGCACATTCGAGGGTAAATTTACAAGATATAGAGAAGCATTATGAACTACGAATATGAATACATCAAATTAAAAAGCCAATTAGCAAGGCAGAAGGTTTCACACCGCAACAAGGTATTATCCCTTGAAAAGGAGATTGAACGCTTAAGAAACCAGATTGCTAAACCATTTAAACCAAAGATGGCAAACGCTACATTAGAGCAGTTGTTGGACATAGTATGCAGTACAACCGGAGTATTACCGATGGAGTTATGCTCAAGGTCACGCAAGAGGGAATATGTTATTGCCAGGCATTTGTTCTTCTACATTGCCTCAAGGCATTTAGGTATACCATTGACCAAGATAGGGTTGTTCACTAACCGAGATCATTCAAGCGTGATACATGGCAAGGATACCTACCAAGACTTTTTGGACATGGGCTACCAACCGGAGTGCGATTACTACAACCATTCTATTGAGATGTTGGGAATATGTTGATAAGTACTACAATAATGTAATAAACTTTGAGTCATCAAAAAGGCGGATATTATAAAGGAACTCACGCAAGAGTCATGGCTGATGGAGTTTTGTGTCAAGATAGGTGGAGAGTTAGCCAACGACTTATATCAAGAGTTATTTGTAATACTATGCGAGAAGGACTCCGAATGGATAGAGAGCAAGTATGCCTCTGGATATTGGGAGGGTATTGTCATTAGGATATGTTTAAACCAATTCTATGGTAAGCGTACTACCTTTGACAAGCACTTTAAACAACCCATTGGGCTTTACGACACAGAGGAGGTGCAGATACCTTACATTGAGGAGAAGTTATACAAC